TGTCGTAAAGTCCTTAAATCCTAATCCTGCTGCCATTTTTACTCCTTAGTAACTGAGCACATTATAGTCTAAAGTGCCATAGATATTGTTATTTAAAATTAGAGCGTCTATTACAGGTTCTAAGGTCGTAAAGACCACTCTAAAGCTGTTTGGTGTAATCACGTTTTGCACGCCAAATATCTGCAAGGTCTTGTCCAGGGTAGATCCACCTGGCTGAGTAGTGACTACTCTTATAGGGTCAAAGAAATCTAGGTCTAGGGCTGCAATTATGCCTGCATTGTAGTTAGGCGTGTATAAGTCTAGCTCGATAGAATCGCATCGCACGCTAGTCTCGGCACGGCTGGCTGTATAAGCCTGGGCATAATCTAGGGCTACGGCATCGGTCTGCATTAGTAGGTCTTGGATCTGATAACTATGGATAAAGTATTTATCTATTGAGGCTTGATTGATAGCGGTCTGGGGCGATCCGCCAGCCCTTGTAATAGTGGATGAGTTAAAAACGAGGGTATCATCCAATTTCCAATTAGCATTAGCGTATGGGATACCTGTTCCATTATCGTTAAAGGTAGTTACTGTGCCACCTATTGAGCCAGCAGTGACAGATCTATCTTGAAATACAAACTCTCCATTAGCATCGACATAGAATGCGCCATACTCTGACTGGGCTACAGTTTGCAAAGCGCCTAGTGAGGTGCGTAATGTGCCTGGATCATTTTGCAGTGTAGTTAAGCCTGCATCAATATCACGCATAGTTGCTGGCCAGTCGATTTGATCTAATATTTGGTTAATTCTTGTACCTGACAAGTCGCCAGCAGTAGCACCTGCCACAGTAGTTATCTGCGCATTGTTGGCTAACCTAGATGCATCTACAGCTTGTATGGTTGTATAGGCCACCTCTGTAGCATCTTTAGGTTGGGTATTAACATAACTTGTAATAAAGCCTGAAAATATAGGATAAGTGGTAGCGCCATAGGTTGCAGTGATCTGCACCTTTTTCATAGGTGTTAGGTCGGGAGCGTAAGGACTTAGTGGGTTAGTTGGGTTAAAATCGCCATTTTGATCTACGATGCGTAAAGTTAATTGGCCTGTTTGGAATTGATCGTATAAAGGGTTACGCCCTCTGGTGGTTTGTATAAAGTTAATTTGATTTGATACATCAACAATAATGGCTGCTGAGTCTTCTAATATGTTTACGTCTAATATGCCTGATCCCAAAATCATAGCCTGCGCAAAGGATGGCCCAGTGCTAAAATTTATAAAAGCATTAACTACTGGTACTGTCATTGGAAAGCAATCGAGCCAGCAGGTACTAACGCTCCGTTACCAAGTTTAGTTATATTGCCTAAAGCATTTTGTATGTACACGCTTAGGTCTTGCTCGCTAGTTAATACTGCGCCTGTATTGACTGTTACCTGTGGCACTACTGTAGGTGCTGCTGCTGCGGCAGCTGTTGTAGCACTAGATGGCATTTGTTGTGGTGCTGCATAGCGACCAGTGCCAGCAAAAAACGCATCCGCCTCAGCTTGTAATCTTGAAGACATACCAGCTAGGGCTCTAGCTTCACTAACAGCATTACCCATTAATAAAGACTGCTCATAAACATTCTTGAAGATTTGATCATATTTGCTAGGCAAAGTATTTAAGGCATTAGCAGCATTGTTAGCACTATCGGCCAATAAATCGGCAGCTGTTTTAGCGTTTAACTCTGCGTTGTATTTCTTAGCCAAAGCCTCATTGTTGTCTAGGATGGCTATCTTTGCTTGTAGGCGTAATTTAGTCTCAGCATCGGTAGCTTCATTTAGTGCTTTCATCAAGCCTATACGCTCAACGTCAAACTTCTCAGATAGTTTGTCAACCTCAGTCTTAGCCTTTAATTGAGCGTTTTCCTGTTTGCGTAGGGTAGTTGCTGTTTGTAAAGCCTTAGACTCTTTGCGTAATTGATCTAAATAGATACGACTGGCTGATCTGCCTTCTCGATTAGATGGTGCAGTGCTAGCGTTTTTTGATGCAGCTATTTCTGCAAATCCTGTTAAATAAGCACCTAGCACTGGGATATTCTTTACATCAAATAAAACATTACCAACTTTATTATTACCTAATTTTTTTAATTCACTGGCTAAAATCGCAATACCTACTACGCTATCTGCCACACTCTTTGCAAAATCATCCATCAAATTTGTTGCACTACTAATGCTGGTGTCTTTGCCTAATAATGACAGCGCATCTAATAAGCCTTTGCCAATAGTCTCTCTAGCATCTTCGGCTGCGACTGTAAGTAGACCCATTTTGCCTGCATAAGTATCTAATCTGGCTGCTGTTTGGCCTGCAAACTTTTTATTAAGTTCGCCCATAATCTTGTTCATATCGCCAGTCTTTAGCGTGGCCTTGCTTATGCCTGCACCTAACCTGCTAAGGCCTGTGGTGTTACCACTAAAGCCACGTGTTAAGGCTGCGCTGACCTCAGTGAGAGATTTGCCTGTGGCTGCGCTTATGTTTAGTGCTGTTTGTAAAGCATCTTGGCTCTTAGTAATAGACCCTGTAGCTGTAAGTAATTGCTGGAATGCTGGGCGTAACTCATCATCTAGTACGCCTGTTAATCTTTGTAGGTTGCCTATGTAGTTTTCAACGCCTGGCGCACTGAATTGGAATCCTGTATTTCTTAATTGTACTTCTAAAGACTTAGCAGCCTTCTCATCAGCCATAAACGCATTAACGGCATTCTTGCTAAATTGTAATAACTTGCGTGCTGCAAAGACACTAGCAAAAGTCTTGCCTAATTTATTGACTTGTTGCTCAAATAAGGATATTTCTTTCTTACCCTTTTTAAGTGCTTTGCCATTAAAGGTGGCTAAGGCGGAGACGACTATATTGGCCATTATGCAACCCTCTGTTGTGTAGTTTTGTTAAAGTGTGTAGCAGTAGCATTGATAGCATCTTTGATTGCTTGGTAAATTCTAGGACTATCCTCAGCCCAGGCTTTGTAAACCAAACGGCCTTTAGTCTTTCTATTGCCACCTCTTACACCTTCAAGTTTAGGCTGTGAAGTTACCTTAGGTAATGCAGCTATAAATTGCTGGCTAGCAAATGGGTTACTTGAATTAAACTCTCTAAATGCTTTGCTCTTAGGTGACTTTAACGTATATGTACCGCTTGCGCCTTTAGATGGTGTCATCTGAAACGGTGCTCTACCCTGTGGGTTTAAACGACCTGCTACTTCATAAATTGCGCCAGGGCGACTAGCATTGTAAACAAAATTGTAAACCTTAAAGCCATTAGAAAATGTTTTATTTTGTCCAGAGTTATAGCCAATACCTGCTCTAACCACACTAGAATCATACTTAGGGAATTTACCTGTGCCTGTGCCTGCCTTTGTCCAACCAGATAACACATCGCTATTACCTGGGACAAAACCTTTAGCCTTACTAGCAACGCCACGCATTAAAGGATCGACAACTGCAACAACACGTCTGCGCATATCAACATCAATAAAACTCAAGCCTTTTAGGACATCCTTAACGCCTACGACCTCTACTGGCATTTCGAATCTCCTTAGCTCTATCGGTTAGCACTTGTATAATTGCGCTATACATTTCGCTATCCATATCAATAAATTCTCTAGGCGGTATCCCAGTCTCTACGCTCAACTGTGCGATGCTGTAAAGAATTGAATCCCGCTGTATTATTTTTTTTCGTCGTCTAGTACCTCGACAGTGTCTAGGCTGTCAATAAACTCAATTCCCCATAAAGGTATCTGAGCGCCAGCCCTGCGTAAGCATTCATAAGCCAACCAAAATATCTCGGTTTGCCTTTCGTGCTCACGCAAGACTTTGCTAATACCTGATCCATACTTCAATTCGAAAGCGTACTCGACACCTGGTGTTATCTTGTGCTCTGATACTTCACCATTAGCCCTTGTTATCTTTAGCTTTGCCATTGTTACTCCTTAATTAAAATGGTGTCGATGATGACACTGTTATTGCGGAGTTTACTGTAAATGTGATAGATGAGGTAGCAATTTCAGCCACGCCACCTTGACCGATTGGGGTCAAGTTGTTTACAAGTACAGAGAATTGGTAAGTAGGGTTTGTGGCTCCTACAGCTGTGCCTTTAACAGTGATTACTGATACTGCTAAGGTTTTGCCAAAGGCTGCGCTCAATGTTTCGTTAACCTGAGATGCTGCCCAGTCGTTGATAAAGTCAATAGTGAATGTGCCTGATTGTAGACCAGCAACAAACTTGTGCGCTGTGTCACCCATAGCGGTTACTTCTAACTCATCCACGATCTGATTAATTACGGCATTAGTTACGTATGAGCTAATGTCGATGGATGGTGTAGTTGGCGCAGCATTGGTAGCCAACTTAACACCTACGTTATTATTTAAATAGATTGCCATTGTTATTCCTCGTCTTTCTTAGTTTGTGCAGTTGGTTTTGGTGCGCTTGTTAATTGGCCTGTCTTTTTCAAGAAGGCTAAGTCTTCTTCGTGTGTGCTCATTTTAACTCCAGCTCGTTAGGATTGATACAGTTATTTCTGATGTTAATAAATCTCCACTAGCTGCATTAGTTATAGCTGGAGCGGAGACACTTGATATGTTATAGACCAGGGCCGATGCCGCTAGTTTAGTTACTACTGCCACAATAAAATTCTCCATACCTAGCAAGTTGCCTTGGTTATCAAATGCAGGTGTAGTTATTAAAATCTTAAAATTAGCCAAGGGTGCGATGCTTGTTTGGCTATTATTGCTTGGCACAATATAAGGATCGCTAGGTGTTACGACTACGCTGTTAGCAAGTAAGGTTGCAGGTGGAAAACTAAAGGTAGACCATACTCCAGCGTTTGTTAAAGCTGTTGCTAGCGTGCCA